TTATTCCACATCTCAAGCTGAAAATCACGAGCTTTCTGGGCTTCACGAGCATTAAAATCATTATTCATCTGATTTTGTGCAACGTTCTTATTATTGGAAGCAGCACCAAGAGCAGCACCACCGACAGCACCAAGAGCACCAATAAGAGCGGGAATAACAGCTATATCATAACCATTATTGGGAATCACCTGATCCAGCACTATCGACAGCAGAATCAGCAACAGAAGTTTTAACAGTCTCATTTTCAGCAAGTTGTCTTAATGCTTCAGATTTCATATCCTCGGCCAATTCATTAATAGATTCAACCCAATCAAGAATCTCGCTAGGGTGTTGCAAATGACGAGATTTAACCATAGACAAAAGGTCATCATCTGAAGGATTTAACTTATCCAACTGCTCTTGCAAAGAAGAAGAACGAGAACGCTTAGAATCCAAAAACCGTTGAGCAGTAGAAACACCGGCACGCTTAGCAAGGTCAGCAGCATGGAGCAGCATACTCACATCGGAACGAAGACGATAAGAAACAGAATCACCAAAAGTCTCTGTTTCAAAACGGAATTGCTCAATAGGGTCAATTTCAAGAGAAATCTCACCAACACGAGTAGAGGGAAAAGTAGAAACCTCACGAGTAGGGGTAAACTTACGAAACCCACATCCAAAACAAAGTTCTTTTTTCTCTTTCATAATCATACAAATTTAATAAGGAACACCATCACGAGACAAAGGACGAACAACCTTACATCCAATATAAGAATTAACCAAAAATTGGTCACTCTCCCAAGTAGAATCAGCCTTAACAGCAAAAATATTATCCAAAGTATTAGGATTAACCTTGAAGAAAGGCCAAGTAACAAAAGAACCAGAAGAAGAAGTACCAAACGTACTATACAGGAAAGAATCATCAACAGGAGCAACCCAATCCTGAAGAGTCGTGGTAAACGCACCATGAATACGGTCTATATTGGATTTCCAAGCATAATAACGAGGATTATAACCTAGAATAGAATCAATCTTTATAGAACCATTAGTCTTATACAAATTGGAATTAACCAACTGAACAAGAGGTACACCTTCCATACCAATATTATCGAATTCAGGAATAGGAAGTTCATCTACAGAAGTAGCCAAAAGTTGAGGATGCTGACCAGAAATATCATAATCAAGAACAGGCATACAATGATAAATACACATCAAAATACAATATTTAAAACCTGTAGTATAGCGCATAGAACCAGTTCCAGTACCGACACCTTTACCATAAATGACAGCCTCTCCATCACCTTGAAGATTGTTATTCACAACCTCGGAAATATCAAGATTTCGAGCAATACCACCAATATACTGCGCCATGTGAGAATCAGAAGCAGGAACATTCACACCAAAATGAGCCTTAATCTGGTCACGATAATTGGTATCAACAGATTGAGTAATTTCACGATATTTCTGCAAAGCTTCTGCTTGACGAAGAGCAAGAATATTGAATGAAGCAGATAATGAAGCTTTACCAGAAACCAAGTTAGTACCAGCAGGAATAGGAGAAGAAGGAGTGGAAGAAAGCTTCACCAAAAAAGAAGAATCCGAGCGAATCTCCGCAAAATTTTGAACAGACCTACCAGAAGTACCAACACGAACATCAGAATAACCAGTATTACCAGAAACATCTACAACAGCAATATCACCAAACTGGGAATTAGGAAGAATTCCCATAAACAAATCCTTATTCCAGTTACAATAACGAAGAGAAAATAAATTATCACGTTTCCAATAATCGGATTTAGAAGGAAGAGAAATATCAATAGTACCACCAAATAAATTTCCAGAACCTTGATACCAATCAAAATTATAAGAAGTAGGGTCAGCATTCTCCCATTGAGACCAACGGAAGAAATCTTGGTAAATCTTCTGATAAGCAGCAAGAGGGAAAATATTAACATTCATGTTAAAATTATACATCTGGCTGTAAACAATACCAGAATCAGAAGCAAGAGGAGCTTCTCGATTCCACCAACGATAATTAGAATTACCGATATGTAAAGAATCCATATTATTAGGAATAATATTCCCATAATTTAACATGTGAAGAAGCTTATAATTTACATCTCCACGAACGTAACCAAAAATATTAGCATAAGCATTATTTGCTTGCCAAGATTTCAAAGCGGGAACAGACAGAGAGCCAGAAGCAAAGAAACAAGATAAACCTAAATCCGAAAGAGAACAATAAGGCAAATCTCCGGAAACAGTCAACGCAGTCAAAATATCCTTAGATTGAACAGGGGCTACTTCACCCATCTGAATAACAGAAGCGTCAAAAGATTTCCAAATCAAATCAAGAGGAACAGCATAAAAATCAAAATACTCACGAATACGAGTATAAGCAGCAGTCTGAACGGGACGAGTACGTGTAAAATACTGAAGATTAATATCATACGTACAATTAGGAATACCTAAATCCCAAAATACAGGCAAAAGTTCTCCACATTTAGCAGAAAACACATTTTTAGAACCAATATCAAAACCAGCACGATGAGGATGATTTTGAAGTTGAGTAAGACCAGTAAAATGAGCCATAAACTAAAAATTTGAATTAAACAACAAACCAGATATATCATTATAATTCTTATGTTTAACTTTCTGAAAAATCTTCTGTTTAACAGAATTTTTCAAAGAGGACAAGACAGAGTTTAACTCATTCCAAAAAGATTCATCATCTTTAGAAGGTAAACAATAACCAACAGTCCTAGACTTCAAAAAAGAATCTGATTCAGGATGAACAGAAAGATAATCATAAAAATCATTGATAAATCTCAATTCTTTTCTAGACCAATAATCAAAAGAAGAAACAAATAATTTAAATAAGAACCTCTTCAAATCCTCGGATAAAACATACCTATCAAGATTCCAAAAACGCAAAGTACGATTAACAGCAGAAAAAAACCTATAAATCTTACCTACAACAGAATCGAAATCAATTTGAACAGTTTCAAGACGAGTATAATCAAAAATAAGAAAATCATACCTAGAAGAAGTACGAGAACCAGACATAACATCATAATAAAAATGAGCATAACGTTTGGAAAGTTCCCAAACAGAAAGATTCTCATCTATTGATATATATCCGTCACGTATGAGCCTGTTGGATGCTGTGAACGCACCGAAAAATAAGTCAACACAGCTGTATGGATTCGCAAAAACAGGGTCAGAGATTCGGGGGAATACCATACGTTCATACGACCGTGAAGGTTTGACAGTGACATACTCACCATTAATCGGAACACTGAATCCGCTAAGACACGAAGAGGCAACTTCTTGTATCTCTGAAATGTCGGACGATTGACGAAAGAGCTTATTAACCGATAACCCTTTGGAGTGGTAGGATCGAGGTTTAATTTCTTTGTGTCGGTTAAAAAAATCTGGTAAATCGACAAAACTATTAATATATGACGCAACATAACCAGCTGCCGAACCTCTCGATAATGAACAATCTGTACGACCGTAGCTCCAGCTCTTAGATACCAACTCACATATAGACGAGGTGAGTTCGTCCGAGTTAAAGAATAATATACCATGCCAATGCGGACGATATGTCCGTCCACCATACTCTGATACAAGGTAGTAACATATTTTTTCATCGTATTTCTCTGCAATCAATTTACGTAAACGTTTAAAAAACAAATTCTGGTCATAAGGATTTAAAACTAAAATCTCATTACGACATTCATCGATAGAAGGAAAAACAACACATTTGCGTGCAAAATCATAACGACCGTTAGAAGCTACCAACAAATCACGTACTTCCTTACCGGAAAAGGTATGAAGAAACTGATAAGATTCCTCTGTTTCTGAAAAATCGCGAACACGACCGGAGTCGTGAACGCGAAAACAGCCAGAACGGGGTAAATAAGTAGCTGCTATTTGATACCTAGAATCATCGTAAGGCAAATGTCTAGGGTCAGAATCGGGCATATAAGCATCAATCTCACTTTCAGCATCACACCTTTCCACAACCTCAAGAGACACACGAGGGACAAACTTATCCGAATAAGTAAGCGTAAAAAAGTAAGCATACTTAAAATGAGACGACATGTTAGATATTAAAGCACATTGGATATTAGAACGATGAACAAGACACGACGGACATGTACCACAACGAACAAACAAAGTTTCATGAGTGTATCTATTAGTCACCTTTCGAGGATGGAAACACTCTGTAGCTAAATATTTTTCCCGTTCTTTTTCAGTCATAATCAAATAGTCTTAGCAGATGAAACCAAAACAGGCGCACCATCAGACTCCTTTAAAGCCTGATTAACCGTAGCCATAAGATTATTATCACTAGCAACATAAACAACAGGGGCAGAGCCTTGTTTCTGATAAGAAATCAAATACATTTCCATAATTTAAAAATTTAACGATTAATATTAATTTTAGTACTATCAACACTAGACGTAGAAGTTTGTTCAGTTTTCTGCGTCGAGTTTCGATTGTTCTTTAAAATAGACATAGAAACAGTACAAGACTGTACAAACAAAGTAGTAATAACACCAACTATAAAAGTTGAAATTAGCTTTACAATTTCAATCCATTGTTGAGGAGTAACCTTCATAATAAAACAAATTTTAATTAAACAGCACTGCAATGATAGAAATAAAAATCATAATAAGCAAATAAAATAGCATTTTTTTAGAATCAGTGTAATTTTTCAAAAGAAGGACAAGGGATGAGAGCTTTGAATGAGATAAATTCAAAGCCCTTCGGGAAAAATTAGATAGGCTTCGCCAATAAAATGAACTAGGGGGCAGCGATGCCGAACCGTTCCGCCCTTTCGGGCGCAGGTATGTGCTATAATAATATAAAATAGTAAAAAGAATAAACAAATAATAAATATAGCACAACACTTTAATAAAAACGAGGAGCACATCTCCTATGCGGCTACGCCTGCATAGGGCTGTGCTCCTCGTGGGGAGGACTGCGTACTGGCACGTCCAGCGGCTGAACAGTGTTTGCATCATACGGAATTGTATTTACCACCTCAAACGCCGGGGGGCTTCGGTGTATAACGGGAGGGTGAGGTATGCCTTTATCCGAGAGGCGGCTACCTTAAGACCAGGATAAGGAGTGACGTGCACCCGGCCGGAGGCCGTGGTGTGCGGCTTCGCCGATACTATGGTGCTAGACGCTAAGGAGGGCTATGCGCCCTCTATTGCTCCATCAGCGTTCAAACGCCACGCAGGCTTAAAGATACTACTAGACTATAACCAACTCATAGCAACTAACATAGTTTTCAGAGTTAAGCATATCATGCAAAGACGAATAGCGATAGACGAAAAAATCGTAATCTTGATAATAAGGAAAGTTTTTTCGAACCCACCTCTTAAAATAAGCCTTGGCATTAGAACGAGAACCAATATAGGTGTTAGCAACAAATGAACCACAATACAATGTAAAATAAAATTTCTCTTCCATAATAATAACTGTTTTTGATTACAATACAAATATAGAACAAATTATTACAACTACAAAATTATAATAATCAATTATAGTAACCAAATAGTTAATAAATATGAAAAGCTTCAGGACAAAAAAAACTCCCCCGGTCGACGGGGGAGCACCATTAACGACGAATAGCACCTACAGCGTTTCCAATAACGCCAATAGTCTGAAGACCTTCTTCATAATACCGTTTATTATAATTCCAACGGTCAATAAGAGATTTAAAGGACTTAGACTCAGCATCACGCCTTCCGGCTTCCTGGGCTTTTTGTGCAAAGCCCATATTATAAGATGTTTGAGACTCATATTGAGTACTCATAGCTGCAATATAATCATCAGCAAGAGCAAGAGCATTACGATAATCAAGTCTATTTTTATCAGTCATAGAATCATACCAAGTACCTTGCTTAGAATATAAAATTTGCTTAGCAATAGATTCCTTACATTGTTGGTACTTCAAATGTCCTGCTGCCATCATATCATAATACTGGGCAGCCATCACATTAATACGAGTCTGTTCAGACTGGTCAAGATACTTGTTCAAAGTACGCTTAGTAGCGGCAGAAAGCAACAAATTTGTACGTTCAGCCTTTTGAATCAAATTAGTCCAACGCAAGTTTTGAAGATTCTGCTTGTTAGTATTATAATCAAGTTGTATACGCTGTAAACCAGTATCACGCATCCATTTCTTATATTCTGGGGAAAGTTTTCCCCAGTCAATATTAGAAAGAACCTGCATAGACTGGGCTCGTGCAACATCCGCTTCTCCTTGCAAAGCCTTAGTACGAGCATTAGATTCTCGTTCCTGATAGAGCATTTGTCCAGCACGTCCAAGCTGCGAACCAAGTTCTGAATAAACTTCAGGATTTACAGCAAGAGGAGAAGCAGCTTGAGCTTGAGAAGTAGAACCAGTAGAACCTGCAACACCAGTATTCGAATCATATCCCAAATAAGGATTATATCCGGCTTCAGCACGTAATCTACGCTGATTGGCCGGAGAATTGTACTCATTCTGTTTATTCCACATCTCAAGCTGAAAATCACGAGCTTTCTGGGCTTCACGAGCATTAA